ACTCAACTCATTTGAACTTGAATGTGTTGAATATCTCGGTCAATGGTTTATGGCAAATACAGGCAAGAAGAACGCGGTTAAAAATGCCAATATAGCCGACATGATTGAGAAAAAATTCGATAAAAAGATACACGAATCAAGAGTAAGAAAGGTTGTTCAGGCATTACGTACAAATGGTCTTCCAAATCTAATCGCTTCAGGAAAAGGATATTTCTATACTGAAGATATAAAAGAGATTGAGGACTGGGTGATTAGCCTAAAGCAAAGAGAACTTGCAATACGTACTATTCGTGAAAAGGCTCAAAGACAGATAGAAATCATGCAGTTTGCCAAACAAGCACGAAAGCAAATGCAGATGTTCTAAGAATTGATTTTCCTGTCAATATAGGCTAATGCAACGTGAGACATGGAAGCTCCTGGGATAAAATACCACCAGGAGCTTTCTGTATAAATATATAGTACAACAAAGCAAGCCGTATATATGTAGACATTCATACAGAATATGCAATTTCCAAGTGGTTTTGCAAGCGGCTTAAATCGACTGTTTTCAATTGCCTTGAGTACGTTCTGCCAAAACCCAAATATCTGTTTGGGTGCTATTAGGTAATCAATGAAGATGGTTACTAAGGCAGCGGCAATTCCTGTAAAAGCTACTGTATAAACATCGTTTAAAAGAGAAGTAGAAGCCATAAAAACAGTTATCATCGCTCCAACGATAAGACCTGAGAAAAATGACATTACTGATTCAATCTTTTTCATATTAGCAAATTGGTACGATTCCACTTACTTCAAAACAACAAGCACCATCAGATGATGTTAAAAAAGGTATTGGACTTGTGCTTGGAGCTTCAATTTTGATGCTTGTTACGCTATTTTCATTAAAAGTGAAAGGTAATATAATCGGGTCTCCCACTTCAAAAATAACTTGCTCATTGTAATAGCCATTAATAGTTGTTATGTGGAAGATATATGTTCCATCAAATGGGGCAGTAATACCGAAATTAATATCATCGCCAGTAACATAACAACCTATATTTTTAGCGCATCCGCAGTTCATTTCCTTAGTATTTGTAACAAATATAATTAGCAACCCGCATTGAAACACGGATTTTGGCAATAAAATTCTAAAGCCATATCAACATCAGCGGTAACATTGAAGTCGTGAGCAACAAAAATAAGGTTTTTATCAAAAATCTTTGGTGCTTTAGACTCTTCAGTTAATACCTGTATAGAATCTATTTGTGATTGTACAGGACTTATTGTAGCATTAGCAAAAGAAGCAGACACAGGTAAATTCGCATTCATAAGAACAAATCTGATTTTGCTTTCAAGCTCATACGCATCTACATTTTTCATGCAAGCCACAATACGCATTTGGTACTCAACACGAAAGAAGTTTTGCATTCCTGTAAACTTTTTTTGAGAAGACTCACCATAGGTTATCTCTCCTGTGCTTCTGTGACGAATGTAAAAATAACTATCATCATAGTCATTCAAACCAGCAAAACGATACTCGTTTACACCATCATCTTGAATTAAAACTCGCCCCTCATCATCCAAACGAGCGATGGCAACACCTTTTTTAAAATTAATATTAGACAAAAGGTCTTGTGCTAAGCATTGAATCACTTGTTTCATCAGGTAAGCAGTTTATCAATTTGAAATTCTAAAGCTTTTTCAACGAACTTTTCTAATTTATCAACCTCATCTGATGTTGCGCTGAAAATATAAAACTCCCTTAAATTTTCTTGTTTTAAGGCTTTTTCCTTGTAATCAAAATCATTATCAATCATTATAGCCACACTATTAGGTGAGGCAACCTTTGTAGTCAAGTTTTTACGCAAGCTACCCGTAAATTTCATGTCCACAAAATTGGTTTGCAATCCTTTGCTTTTACGAGCGGCAGCCCATCTTTTAGAATAGCCAATACCAATAGGATTTTCATCGGAGTTTATACCATTTATAAATATACGCTCCTTCATAACACGCTCAATACTTTTTGTTGGTGTCAAAAGAATCTTATTGGATTGTGTGGCAAGTAAGCTTTGCAATCTACCCAATTTTCCTATGGCTTGTTTAATTGTCATCTACCTTTAAGGGTTTTGATTAAGTAAGCAATTGAAAAGATAGCTAAAAATAGTGCAAAACAGAAGATTGCTATCCAACGAATAGCATTTTTAGTCTCATCTACTTGCTCAATAGCTTTTTCCTTGATAATCTCAAGAACTTTCTCAACACGAACTGTATCTGGAGGACAAGTTGTTTCCACAAAGACAGAATCACCAGGAAGAAACATAAGCTCAGTCCTGATGTCTGTCTGGTGGTCGTGGATGATTAAGGTATCAAGCCTCTTATACTGCACAAGTGTATCAAAGGTTCGGGTTTGTGTAACAATTACCGTGTCCTTGTAATAAGTCCTTACTTCTACTTGCGGAGGGTAGCGTTCAGCACATTTCTCCGCAGTAATGCAAGAATTAAGAAGGATTGCTATTGTTATCGGTAATGCTTGAAGAAGAAGATATGTCCTCATTTTTATATGTGTCTACTTTTTTGTTAATCCAATTTGCAAAATCCCTCTTGATGTATCCAAGCAACGAAAGATTCTTAATAAGTGAAAGCATATTTACAAGCACAATTGGCACAAATATGCCTTCGTTTAACCATCCAAGAAATACGCTGCCCTTAGCAAGATTATTAGCGAACATCAACAGTCCTATATGTGATAAAAGCTTCCAAAAGATGGATAATGCCTTTCTTGTGTCAAACGAATCCCTTTTCCAAGCCACAACAAGGCTTGTTATATGGTCAGCCGCAATGAGCGCAAGAAGGGCAAACAATGATGCTGCGGGAGAGAATATCCAGTCCTCTACAAAGCCCGTGAAAGCACCAATTGAGAATCCACCTACAACTGTTATCAATAGAACATGTTTTTTGAAATTCAAGCATAAAACTTCTATTGCAATGGATTTCATATTGCCTTGCAACGTAGAATTATTATACGCCTTGAGTTTCAAAAATGTTCTATTTGGGTCTTGATGTTGGTCGTGGTCTTGCTGTTACTGGTCTTGCTGCTGGTCTTGATGGCTTGCCACAAGCTCCACATGCTTTGATGTTGTTATTCATTTGACTTTTTATTTTATTAATTTATATTTGCATTGCCGATACAATAAGCGAAAAACGGCGGTAAACTCATGCCAACATTGCCTCACTAATAAGTGGGGCTTTGTTTTTATGGGTTTCCGTAAATATATCTTGATTGATTACAAATTACACAAATGTCATCAATTCGTTTAAATAACTCAGGTAGTTGATTTACAATGATTTTCATGTGATTATTGTACTGCATTGTAAACTCTTCATACAAAAAGTTTATCTTATCATTGTCAAGCAATGTAACAGAATTTAGTCTGTCTGTTGCTTTTGCTTCCTTTACAATCTCAAGCCCAGCTTTATATAAAATCGGGAAACGTAAATGCTGAGATATGATACATATCATCTCATCAATTTTACATTCAGCGGTTAATTGAGCTTTAATGCCGTAAGAATTGTTTCCAACTCCCGAACCATTCCATCCATTTACAAGCATAAACTGAGAAGACTTAGAAGAGCAAGAACATCCAGACTTCACATCTGTATCAGCGGGATTAATAGATGTGTTATCCATCAAAATGTAAATCTCGCGATTGGATGAGATGTAGTTAGCAAAAACACTTGCCTCACCATTGGAATCTGTCGTAAAAGAAAACGAGGTAGAGTTAAATCCATCTACAATCTGAAAAGAATGATTTGTATTAGCCTGTTGAATGCGGATTTTAACCTCTCCAACAAAAATTCGCATCATTCGCGTATTCTTAACCGTGGCCTTGATTCCTCTGTCTGTTGATGATGAAGCAAGATAATTGGCGTTAAAATCACCAACCAAAAGCTCATCAATCGCGCTATTTACTCTAAAATATGGAAGTAAAAATCCACTCAGTTCTTGCATCACAAGTTGAGAGGCAAAATTTATCTTTTGCTCAAGCAATTGAAGGCCGCTCATGTATCCGCTATCAGCAATGTCTGCCGCCATTCGAATATTGATACCCTCAAGGTCGTTTATCCACAAACCGCTCTTTGGATTTGAAGAAAGGCATTTTACGCCAATTAAATTATCAAGACAACTTGGTAGCATATCCGTATGGGTCTTTAGTGTAAATATTTTTCTCAGGAATACCAATCATTCTAAGGTATGTAGGCACATGGAACGATGGGCAAGCCTTATTATCGAATTGATTGTGTCCAGCAATCAAAATATCTGGCTTATATGCAAGAACTTCTCTAATAATAGACTCAAGAGTTTGGCTTTGCTCGTTATTCAATGTGTTTTTAGCTTTTTTTGCACTTGAATCAAGTCCACCAACGTAGCAAACGTGACGCGAAATGCTATTCATACCCTTTACACCGTTGGTTATCTCGTTTGAATCAACAAACTTGTCTCCATCGTGCTTTACAAACTGATGTCTATCACCATCAAGCAAAATAAGGTCGGAATAACCAACCTTACTCCATCCGCGCCCAGCTGGTGGTGGTGCAGTATGCCAGGCTTTTACATTTTCAGCTCCGATATTCTGCCCTTCGCGAGTAGCTGTACAATGAATAATTAAATATTTAAGTTCATTCATTTGGAGTTTCTTCTTTAGGGGTTTCTTCAATAGCCTCTTCCTTTTCTTTCTTCTTTTTAATATAGAAAAAGAAAGTGGCGTGTTTATCATTTTCAACTACATCCAAAGATACTGTTGGAACTTCTTCAAGAACCCAATCCAAAACGATTTGAAATCTTTTATCGTTTTTGTGCCTAAATCCATTGGAGCGGATAACAAATAAAGCTCCATCTCCTTTTTTTAGATATTCAACAAACTTTGGTTTAGCTATTTTATGATTGGTCTTTGAATCAATTGGATATAAATTAGCTAATGCCCGTGCATAATTCACATCTTCCAATTTTCCACCCTGTTTTATTATGTGGTCTACTTGTTCATCGGTGCTTTTTCCAGCAAGTATTTGAATAGTTTTTGGGGAGATATTTAGCCATAGTTTTTTGATAGCTGTAATAATATCCGTGTGTACACCATCTAATTTTTCTTCAAAGTAAATCATATTGTTGTTTTTTATCGTTTACCAAATCTTCTTGCTGTGGTTCGGATTGCAGATTGCATCGTTCTTGCGGTAGTGCATCTGTTATTGACTGTTCTTGGAGAACAAGCTTCAACTCGTGTAGTTTGGTCAACTTTGTTCTTTTGAGGCGTTGTTGATACAGGTAAAGTATCAACTGCATTTCCAGAAACAGGAATAATCAACTCTAAACCAGAACAACCATTTGAAATTGTCAAATTACAACTGATAGAACCTAATGTGGTAGGAGACCAAGATAAATAAATAGTTGAAATCATATTAGTACACAATTCTTGTGGACGTTCTGGCTGAATAATAACATCAGGGCAATCTGTTGAAATATCAAAGCCATCACAACAAATTGATGGGTTTGTAATTTGAACTTCAACGGTTTCTGTTGAATTTACCAATATAGTTCCAAAATTAACTGCTAATGGAGTTGCTATATTTGATAAGTCGATGGATTCAAAATCACCACTTTCAATTTGAACATCTGTACCATTCAATAGCAATTCAAAAACCCAATTATCAGTATTGCCAGCATCATTTGGACAGAACTCAATAACTACATCCAAAACTTCGTTTGGTCCTAATGTATAAGGAAATGAAACAGGATTTCCTCCAACAGTTATAGAGAAATTATTCAATCCAAATTGCGAATTTTGCCATCCAAATGCAAAATCGGTAATTTCAACAGGAACCACAAAACCCGACGGATTTTCTTGGTTATTGGTGAATTGGCAATTGAAGGAGCAGCAACAGTATTCAAAAGCATAGTTTGTGCCTTCTCCCGTTTTAATAAAACAATTGCTAAAAGTTAGTTCCATTAGTTTTTTCTTTGTTTCAAAGATATAAAAAAAAGGGAGTGCATTCACCCCCTTTTTAACCAAAACAATAACAACTATTATCCTACTCCATTGAGGTCAACCGCTGTGCCGCAAAGCATATTTAGGTCGAGCCATGAAATAGTACCATCAAAGAATATGTTACCTGTTGAGTTGTCCTCGATAACGTGGTCAACTTCAATTGAGAACTCATCAACGATGCCATAGAAGTAACCATCGCAAGTATAGTATCCCCAACGGTAAGAAGAAGAGTTCTGAACAATTGTGTTCCAAAACTCAACGTCTTTACAGTTTTGAGGGTCGCTATTGTAATCTTGGAAAGTTACCTGATTCTCTTTACCAACCAATTGCTCAGGGGCGCAAGAAGATACACGCTTCTTAGTGAAGCTACCTTTTGGCTTTTGAGCAAGAAGCAATCCAGAGAAAACAACGTCTTCTGATTCAACAGCTGCTTCCCATTCTGCACGGCTTGCAATGTTGATAAATTCGTAATCACACTTAATAAAAGCAAATTTAGAAATACCACCCGAACGAGTAGTAATACCGCAACCACCCGTGATTGATACGGGTAGTGGGGGAGCGCAAGTAGAAGGACAAAGTGCCATTTTATTTAATTTATTTTAGAGTTTAACAAATTTTTATTAGTCGCAACCTACGATTGTTGAGCAATCTTCGAAGTTGAAAGTATAGTTTACACCTTCGTTAGTATCGCCAGTAGCAAATGCGTTAGTTGGGATAAAGAACATAGTCCAATGCAATTGCAACTTGATAGTCCAACGGTCAGCGCAATCATCATAATGCACTTTCAAATCGTAAGTCAAACCTGTGAATGGGTCTGTGATTGTACCGTGTTCGAATACATCATTACGCTTTGCATAGTCACCAACATAACGATTCCAAGTTACGAGTTGAACTGCGCCAGGAGCAAGAACTGCGAAGTTGCCAGCACCAAGTACAGACTCAGCGAAACGGTCGTGATAGTACATGTAGTCAGTCCAACGAGCAAGGTCAGTACCTGTGGTTGAATTGCAACAAGCGATTTGATTCACTTTAGCAAACAAGTCCAAGTTACCACCACCAATCATCATTGGCGCACCGCTTGCACCTGTCATATCGTACTCGTGACGAATTTGAGCAGTAGCAATAGCACGAGAAGCATTAGTTGTATCTTCAAACAACTTAACACTCTTCAGAGCAGTACCATCAGAGAAGTTACCAAAGTTAGTAGATTGAAGAGCAAGCATCTGCTTGTCCAAAGCAACGCTAAGTGCGTTCATCTGACCCATAATAGTTTGTGCAACCCAAAGTGAATCAGCTTCGCACAATTTACGCATTTCATCTTCATTGAAAAGAAGTGCGCTCTCAATACAATTGTCTACATCAACGATAGACTCTTTTGGAGCAACTTCGTTTGTAGCGGTACAGTTGTTTGAGCAAGTCAAGCTAACGCTATCTTCAATACCACGTTGAGCATAGTTAACTTGTACTTTGCGATACTTACCATTTGTAGGGATTGGGAGCATTTCAACTCCAGCTGTGTTCTCTTGAGATACAACAGCATCCAAATAACCAACACGGTCACGCTTCAGCTGTGGCGCATTGTTACCTGCAACATCATTCAAATTGACTTGCAGGTTTTGACATAAACCTTGAGTAAAAGCCATTTTTTTGTTTTTTAAAAATTAGAATTTGTTTTTTTGGGGTAATAAAAAAGCCCATCCAAAAGAAATAATTCAATTGAATGGGCTGAATCTTAGCCCCGAATTGCACTATGGTGTGCGAACCCAGGTGAGTGAATGAGCCTCCGCTCCGATTTATTCTTTACCAAATACCTTCATTGCAGCAAGACTTTCGGCATTAGCCTGTGCCTTTTGCAAGTGAGGCAGGTTGAATTTTGGCGTTTCAGCAGTTACCGCTTTTACACTTGTTGGTTGTGCAGCAGCTGTACCCGCATTTGATTGCTTTATCACTTGCAGTTCAGACAAATGATTATCAATCAACTCGTCAAAGGTAAGCGATTTTGTGCCATCTTGGTTCAAAGGTTTTAAACCATTTTTAGTTTTTACCTCAATTTCACCATTATCAAGCACATCATAATCGTATTTTGACGATAAATACGTCTCAATAGCTGGCAAAATAGCCTCTGGCTTAACCACAAGGTCGCGCTTTGCAAGTGTTGAACGTAAAATGTTTGATTTTTTATACTGCTTGATGGCATTCTGAGATTCGCTTTCCTTAGCGGGAATAACTTCCTCCAAAAGACGCTTATTCTCTTTAGTCAGCTCCATCAACTTGTTCTGCAACTCTTCAGCACCTTGTGGAGTGACATTTCTCATCTTTTCATAAGCAAGTGTGATGATTTCATCAAAACGCTTATCCTTTACTTCTTCGGGGTTGAGCGAAAAAGTCTTTTTAATCTTATGCTCAATCTTTGAAAGCTCAGTACCGCGAACTTCGTCTTTGATTGGCTGAATAAAAGAAGGGTCGTTAGAAAAAACATCTTGCATTGATGATTTATAGCTATTCACAAACGGTTCAATATCCACCTCTTCTTCCGCAGCAAGTTTGGAAATTGTAGAAGATGGAACTCCGATTTTCTTTAAAAATGATTCAATGTTCTTCATGTTGTTGTTTATTTACGTTTACGATATGTGCGTTTTGCTGGCTCTTCGCCTTCCTCAGCAGCCGCCTCTTCACCATCTACATAGGTGTCTTCAACTACTTCTTCATTCACAACAGGCTTTGGTTGAACTGGAGCTGGCTTATCAGTAAGAATCTCAAAATTCTTAAATAGACCACCCTTCTTCAGTTGGTCAACGGCAAATTTGGTCATAATAGAGACCTTTCCCGTTTTCACGTTTAAAACTTTAATCTTGTTCATTGTTTAATTTTTTACAAATATAATTAATTGTTGTTTGGTGGCAAATCGTCTTCTGAGCTGTCTGAATCCATGCTTGAATCACCGCTTGTTTCTTCAGCAATCATAGGGGCTAAATAAGCATCAATCATTGCGAAAATATCACTAATTGGTTCTTCTAAAACAGTAGTTCCATTTTGAGCAACTATTGTTGTCAAGGCCTTGTAAGCATGAAGTGATTTAAGAACATCTTCCTTCTCAATGATACCACTTTGCAACATCGCTATTTTGTCTTTTGCGCTGATAGTATAAATTGGGTCATAGCTAACCAAAACTTCAACCATACGAGACACAGCCTTGTTTCCACTAAAACGCTTCCTTGCTAAGTCTTTTGTAGTCTCAATAAGGAAAGAAACAGGTGCATTACGGTCTGTAAGATTGATAATCTCTTGCATCAAATCCCACTCAGTCTTCATTGAGAATGAAATAGGCTTGATGATATTTGGTGCTTGAGGATTACTTACATTGCGATAAGCCTCAATATAAACAAGAGATTTGTAGATTATTTCGTCAAATATATTGTTGCTGATTTTAGTCAGCTGTGCAAATGAGTCTTCTCTGTCAATAATCTTAGCTACTCCACTTTGAGCTTCATCAATCATATTCAAATGCAAAGCATCCTCAGCCTTTTTAAGCAAAGTTTGCCAAGCATCACCTGAATACTGAATAATATCAACTGGAGGACTGATAAATCTTATCAAGGGGTCACTTGAAGATTCGCCCGAAAAAGCAGCGTTGCCTCTTTCTCTGATAAATACACCAAATGGAGAACGAGAAACAATCTTTCCAGTTCCATTGCATCTTCTGCAATAATCATGTTCCTCATTATCTGAATCGTAGATAATACCATCACGGCAACCCTTTGCATCACAAGTCTCACCTACTTCTTCGCGATACGGGAATGCAGAAGTTGTCATAACACCTTGCCAATCAGAGTATTGGCGAATAGCTTCATTTGCAAATGGTACAAATGCGCTGAAATACGACTCAAAGTATTTCTCTGGGGTTAGGTCTCCACCAAGAACACAACCTGGCAATTTGCCAATGTTGTGAACGTAAATTGGAATAATTTCAAACTGTAACTTTCTATCATCACCATATTGAACATGCTTGTAGAAAGTATCTGTGGTCATCGTGTAGTAAACCAATCCTTCATCGACCATCTTGTTTGACTTCTTGATTCTACTTTTCTCCTTATAGTCAATCCAAGTGATGGAATATCGGTCAATGTACTTTATTTGGTCAGTTCCAATAATCAAAGGCTCAACATCCACCTTTACCGATGGATTTGTCAATCCTTCACCTGTTGGAATCCACATAATCCATCCATTAGGGTCTTCAATCATTCGTGGAACAACAAACTTTTGAATATAGGAGTAAAAGAAGTTCTCATTGAACTTTACCGTACTCAAATAAGCATTAAGCTCGTCACTAACCTGAATTGAGAAGTTTGCATTTTGGAATATGCGATAAAGCTTATCTATCGCTTTTTGAATTGAGCCTTTTGTGATTGGCTCATAAATCATCTCGCGATATTTCTTTATATCTGGGTCTTCATTTGGTCTGCGCTCTGTTAGAATACGACCAGGCTTTTTGCCTCGTGTATGCACAAACATTGTCTCACGGACATTTTCCCATTCCAAATAATAATCTGGGCGGTATCTTTTGTCCGTTAAAATTATATTTATATCTTCAATGTTTATCATGTACAAGAAAGTGATTTGTTACAATCGCAGTTTTGGGCGGGTATTTCAAGATAGAATTGGTTTCCTGTTTCATTATTTCTTGAAAGCTCTCCTTCTATTTGATATTCAACTCCATCAATTAGAACGTCTTTTCCACCTAAAATAGCTACAACAAATTTAGCGAATCCTTTTGGTAGATGTGTAGTTCTAAGCAACCAATTTTCACAAATTTGAGTAGCGGTTGTCTTTAGTGATGTCTCTATCTTTTCTTTTGAAATACTAAAAGATTGTTGTTCAAAAGAACCTGGAACCCTTACCCGATTGCTATAAACAAAAGGAGTTCCTATGCCTTCATCAAATACATTTCCGTAATAACTGCCGTAACAATCTTTGTAGGTATATTTTGATTCAACAGTATAGATATATGGGAAAAACTCACATTTTTTATATTGGAAAGGCTCTGTATAAACTTCAAGAACATTTCCTGATGGCAAACAATCATTGTCCTTTGGAAAGCGGAACAAAATGTAGAAACAAGGCTCTATATCAGCAATCATAAGGTAATCCTTAATTGCCTCAAGGTTTATTCTAACCATTTGTATCGGATGAAGAATGGTAGAATTGTTTAAATCACTTGTAATGTAAGAGCCAACATAAGCTTGCTGAACTATACTTTGGTGCATTGCTTCAGTAAGCTCAAATATTGTGTCATCACAACACAAGTGAATCTCATAAGAGACTGCTGATGTTTGGCCGCCAGTTATTAAGTTTTCGGGATAAAAAGCATGGTCACAAGTGAAATCTGTATAAAGTTGTTGAAACTGAAAGTCAAAAGTGTCACCATCTGTAAAAGGAATCCAAAATGGTAAGTCATTACCACAAAGAGTACAATTCCAAAGAAGCTGGTCACTACAACTCCAAAGCCCATTGTATAAGTATAGGTCAGGACAAGACAAAGTGCCTATCCCTATACCCCATTCACCACAAATCAACCTTGCTATTGGGTCAAGGTAATTTGTTTCAGGTGTTATATCACAGAAATATCCTTTACTATCTTGATAATTGTCAAATAATTCCATTTTTTCTAATTTTTAATCCCAAGGGGATGTTGCACAATCTTCTGTTCCTAAAGCAAAGCTATAATAACCACTCATTGATGTTCCTGAATAAATCTTTATAGTCCAGTTTCCACTATTTGCAAAAGGCCAAACTATTGGGATTATTCCTACTTGTGAGCCAGCTGGTATTATTATATCACCAGCATTAGGCATTGTAGTAAGAAACACGCCAAGTGATATGTGAATCGCATTTGTTAAAGGAGTTGAGAAAGAATAATGTAGTGTGTATGATTGTCCATTAACAGGAATGCTAACACCAAACAACGAGTTCATATAAATGTAGTTACCTTGACTGGCTGATAAGAAAGTCAATGTAAAATAGTCTGCATTAGTTGGATTTGGAAGCAGCTGTACTTGAGGTGAACCACCAGCACTCTTATGCACATTAAACCATCCACAAGGCGTATTATCAGTCAATTCACTCCAATATCCACAAAACAGATAAACCGTGTTCTGTAATTGAGTAGTGTCTATTACAACTTGAGCGATTGATGTTGTGGCGTAAGTATAAGATTGACCTTGTACAATATCGGCAAGACCATAGTTTGTCAAACCTGTTGGAGATGCAATAGCATTGCTTTCAACAAGTGTTGGGAGACCAAATGGAAGTGTTTCAATAAAGAAATTAAACCATCCATAGAAAGGCGCACCATAGTTTGTTGTATAAGTTATTCTAATCAAAGAATAAGCTGATGCGCTAATAGAACTTCCAAGTGGAACCCAAGAATTGATTGTTGTATCAAATCCTTCTATATATTGGTTGATAATGTGAGTAGGGAATCCAGAATTGTAGAACTCAAATGATATGGCGCGAACCATAAATGAGCGACAAATATGAAACTTGAATGGCGCACTAAAATATGAGCTTAAATCAAACTCAAGGTCGTATTCAAAATAAATATCGTCATCAATCCAAGTATTTATTACATCAAGAGTAGAAACATAACTTGTGGCAAGCGCACCCGTAATTGGATACTTGTCCATATAAGTTTGAATCTTTGCTTGACTCACGTTTCCATTAAAGGATGTATTTTCCCAAAGAACTCTGATGTTGCTTAATGAAATATGAATCTCATCAGCATTAACATCAAGAACATCCATCGTTGTGAAGTTATCCCAATTACCAACTGCCGCATTGTTTCTTGTGGAAACATAATTTCCAAACTCAAAGAATGTAGCATAATCTGTATTTGGGTCATTGCTCACAGGGAAATACATATAACGCTTATAGATACGAAGCTTTACCGAAGTCAAAGCTTGTCTCCAATCAGTAATAGGCAAACCCCAATTGTCAAGGCATTCTTGAATAGTTCCTGTTTTTAAAACAAGTCTATGCTGAATGCGCTCTTTACCAACTGGTCTGTAATCATCAGTCTGTCTTGTTTCAAAGTAATTGTCCCAATAAGATGTTATCTCAGGTTGACAAGTACAATCATACTCAGGAACAGAACGAACTTTATAAGAGTCTGACTTAAATGTGTTTACTACTTGATTTCTTGAGTAAACAATTGCAAACATCCTATACTGATGTGTAGGGTCTAAGTCTGTATTTATATAACAACTTGCCTCCCAAACATCACCTCCAATAGAGGTAAATGTACTTGGACTTGTAAGGTGATTATTTAGAACCGCATTTCCAGTCGTGTTTCCAATTCTCTGTCTTGAAGCATCGGTTGCTGGAATAAACATTAATGTATTATCATTTAATGTTTCATCTACAAGATGGAAAATAATATCATCACAAGCTTGATAAGGAACGGTATCTACTGTTATGTTAAAAGTAATCTTAGTTCTTTCAAAAATGCTAAGTTCATTAACGATGCCCACATTCCTTGAAAGAGTAAATGATGGGAAGGTAAATTCACTTGGACCATTATAAAGTCCTTTATTATAAAATCTTGCAGTAAAAGGAATTGCATGAATAAACTCACTTTCTGCTATAACGCCTTTTTTTACTCTGAAATAAGAAAGAATGTATTCATCTTGATTATAAACAGATGGAAGCGTATTTCCATAAAGAGCAGTATCATTAGTTGTTGACTTCTGATACTTAAACTTATTTGAGAAAACACTATTGTTTACCAAAAAGTTTCTATCACAAACAACAAAGAAAATAATCGTAATTCTAAATATCCCATTTGCTGGGTCTAAAAAAGTGATTGTAACATCTGTGTTTTTTTGATTATTTGCATTAACCCCAGCATTGCTCAATAGCATATTGTACGCATTGCCATTTACGAGACTTGTTCCATAAGTCAAGCTATAAAAAACCGCAGGAGGACTAAAAGGATTAAATCCTCCTGTGTTTGTTGAAAATAAATATGGGTTAAATATTATTTGAGTTCCCTGTGTTATTGGCTCAAACCACTTTAAATCATAAACGATAAACTTTCTTTCAAGAATAGCCGCTCTATTGTAAACGGTGCTTGGCTCACAAAGTAAATTTGCAGGGTTTAGATATTGTTGTTCTGTATTTAGAGTTACGTTTAAACAACAAATACCGCCTTCAGGGTCACAATCAAGATTAGCGGTGCTTCCACTTATTGTAATTTTAGTCGTACAGTCTTCCGTGTTTTCGTCAGCCGTTATTTCTATAAGACAAGATAATGATTCAGGATGAGTTGTTGGAGACCAAGAAACAGTATAAGAAATAGTCTGACCAGGAACTATTGTTCCACTCAAGTTTGTTCCAGTAATATTTGCACACGCACTAATATCAATATTGTAGTTAAAAGGTTCTAATGTGTTATTTTGTATTGTTCCTATATCTGTAACAATTGTATTTGGAATGACATTAGTAAATAAGATTAAATCAGGGGTTACAAGGTCATCAAGAGTGACACAATTCATTGGAACATAAAAGAATGGGTCGTTGCCGTGTTGAGTAGTAGTAAACGAAAGTTTCCAATAAGGGGAAAGTGTTCCTGTGCCTCTGCAAATTTCAAAAGTAACAGTAAAAAACTCATCAGGAGCAACTGTAAAAGGAAGCGTAACTGGGCCACCATTTATAGCAATTACTGTTGCCGTTAAACTCGCATCATCAGCAACATCAATAGATGTAATTGTGAGAGCTGTGTTGTGTACGTTTTGAAATTCAACTTCTGTTTTTTGACATGGGACACAACAAAGCAAATTGTTTGTAAGTGGAGGAGTAATTGAACCATTATCATAAGCGTTTATACCCGATATTAATTCTATTTTTCTGTTCATTTAATCATATTTTTTTTCAAATTTACACCTCTCCCGTCACAGCGATTGTCCTATTTACGAAATTAATGTTTAGCTCTTTTACCTTTCCGTACACTATCTGACCATTTTTAAACAATCTTACGGTCTTGGTAAATGCAAAATTTACATAATTGGTACAATCAAAGTTAAATGTAAAATCAAAATTGTACTTCTTTACATTGTTGTTTCTTGGATTATCTATTAGGTGAAACTGATAAAGATTATTGGTGTTTTCAGGTCTTACTACAAATGGGTAGTTATATCTATCTGCGGTTGAAACAGCCCAAGGCACTAAATTGCCTGTATCCTCTTCTATTTTGTAGTCATAGAATGTACCTCCCGTAAACGCATTATCATAATTGGTTTTAACCCTTGAATCTACAAGACCCGATGACTCATCCCAAATCAAAAACTTGTAGTTTGAGCAAACATGGTCTCCAAGCAAAAGCATTCCAATTGATTCTGAAAAAGAATAACTAAATAGAAGATTAAGCCATCCCCAGAAAGGGTCTGTTGCTATTGTTTCATAAGTATCTCTTTCAATTGAATCACCTCTATATCTTGCTTGAGAAGACTGGAACATCAATTCATATTTGCCAGATTGGTTTGGTGAAATAGGAGCTGGATTCCATTCAACTATCTTATTGAATCTTTGACCTGAATAATTGCCGATTGGGTCTGCAAAATCTTGAGAATATTCATAATTTGCAAATGCGGGTCTTTCTTTATCAATGTAAGAAAAGCAAATACGGTCATTTTCAATTAAACCATTATTTAGAAGTTGCTCTACATCAATCCAAATATTATTGGGATTATCAAAATAATCCTTTCTTTCAAAAAACAAGGTATTACCCACTAACCAATATTCTCCGTTAAATAAAGGTTTCAGATGGTTTTCCATGAGAGTCTCAACTGTCTCAACAGGAAGGTTTTGCCCGATAAGAATACCCGTTGATTGAGATGGCTTATAACCTTTTCTTACTTGAGCTGCAAATAATAAAGTATTGTAATATGGTGAAGCTGAGTCATTTAGTATTGATGACTGAAATGTTACGCCACAAATATCACAAGCATTTTTAATATAGTCTCTTACAAGCGCAGTTGGATGATACCAATTGCAAATTACAAGTCGGTCATTTAAGTCATTAATAGCCTCTGTAAAATTGTTAAGTTCGTCAAACAAGTCTATTGAACCAACACTTACGACAAATGCAATGGCGGCTATAATTGCACCAATTGTTACATAGATAAGATTTAAAATTTGTAAAACAAGATTCAATATGCCGTAAAAAACCATAATTATTATCAAAAGACCAGTTGGGCTAAGGTCTACACAATACCTAAGTCTTTTTTGTTCCCTTGATAAGAATCCATTTTTATCATCCCAAACAATTGTTGATTTCAGACAGTCAATAGCTTCTTTGCCTTCTACAATATTTGCCTTGATAGAACAAATTGGCTCACACCAATCAATGTTCGTTGCAAGAATTACACCTTCAATGATTAAGGTGTTACAACAGTTATCATAAATCTTAACCTTTACCTCATTAGTAAATGAGTTTTGGTTATCTAATAGCCAAGTTTTTAGTATAGCATACCCATCATCGTAGAACTCAAGTTCACTTGAGAAAGACCTTGTTAATTCATCATTGAACGTAACCGATAAACTACTAAGACCATCTACCCTTCCCGTGACAAGGGTTTCTACGTTGTTAGGGTCTGTAAAGTATATTTTTACATCTGCTGTCATTTAGCTCTATTTCTTAATCGTTGTTCTTTATAGCTAATTCTTGAAACGATTCCATTTATGCCTCTTTCATCAATCGAAAGCTCTAATCCTTTCTGACCCATAATAGCTCTTTCAATTCTTTCAAGTCTTTCGTCAGTTGAGTGACTATTTACAACAAGCATCTTTTGATTAGTTGTTTTAGAAAGGTCTGTGTTTCTTCCTGTGTGAATAGCTTCAAGTAAAGGTCTAAATTTACGAGTTTTTTCAGCATTAATAACAAACTCCCCTTTGTGGACTACGCCAGCTCTTTCGTACTTGCCACCATCACCTGTATAACCACCTTCAGCAAAGCCATCTATTGCCGCTTGAGCTGTTGCCCGTGCTTTTACAAGACCAGCTGCTAAAGCCACAAGTGTTGCGGCAATTGTAAATGGTGCTGCCGCTCCTCCTTGAGCCGCTGCCTTACTGATTGCAATTGCTGAGTTTGTCACAAGTTCTATTGCGGCAAGAGATTGTTGTTGACGCACATATTTAGCTCTTTGCTTATTGAGTTCCTCAAGTCTTCTTTTCTCAAGTTCAAGAATCGAAGCATTACCTTTTTCAGCAATCTTTTCAGCTGCTTCTACCCTTCTTTCTTGAGCCGTTATTGAAGCTTCAGTTTGTTTGATTTGAGCATCAATAAATACTTGAGTAAAGTCAAGAACCGCATCTTTAAGTTCAAGGATAGCTTCATTTCTTCTTTTTTTATCTTCTTCAATTAATTCCCATCCCTCTTTATAATATTTTGATTCTGTTTCTGAATCTTTTCTGATTCTTTCTTGCTTTTTAGCAAAAATCTCATCTTCATTTTGCTTTAAAGCCTCTTTAAGTTCTTCGTCAAGTTTTTTAATTTTTAAATCTTTATCTGCTTCTTGTATTATTCTATCTTCAAATAAAGTTTGGATTTCACTTGCCTGAACATTTCTGTCATTTATCAATCTTCTTTCTTCTGCTTTAGAGAATTGGTCAACTAAATCTAAATATTCTCTTTGTTGATTTTTTAATTCATCAATAACTGGCGAATCTTTACCTCTGAGAAGCACCTGTCTTGCGGCACGAATCGGCCTAATTCTATCTTGCTCTTGAACAAGCTTGGAGACATTATCTCGCACATCATCATAAGCTTTGCCTAACTCTTCTTGTAAAGCAATCTCATCTTTAACGCGGAGTGAAATAGATGTTCCGTACTTTTCATTAAAGGTTTCAATTGACTTTATTAAGGACTGTGTATATCCTATTTGACCAAATGAATCTGTTACCTTTTTAAATTCTTCTTCAAGTGTTTCTAATTCAGTTCTAAAATCTTCAAACTGAAATCCAAAGTCGCGGAATAAAGGTTCAGATAAGAATTTGAATGGTCGTGTTGCAATTTGATTTTGACCAGCAAGAACAGAAAAAGCCTCATCAACACCTTCTCGTAATTTGTCAAGATTTTCAAGCTCTCTGCTAAGTCTATCACTTGCTTGTTGGTCATATAAAGCTCCAAGCTCCAAGGCAAGTTTTCTTCTTGCTATTGTACCATCACGGTCAATTTCATAAAGTCTTGTTTGTAAATCAAACTCTCTTTTTTGCTGTTCTTGGTTTCTGATTATTTCAAGTTGACCTATAAGCTTTGTCTTTTGAGCTTCTGTCAACTCCCTTAATTTAACCGCTTCAATCTCTCTATCAATCTCTCTGTTTATAGTTTCTTCATTGATTCTATCAAGTTGTCTGAGTTTAAGAATTTCCTCTTCAAAATCAGCAGCATCAATGAACTCAAATTCAATAGATTGTCTTCTAATATCTTCGTTGTTTTTACGAATCCTGTCTAAAAGGTCAAGAAGTTCTTTATTGAAATCATTTAATTGCTTTGCGTATTTTTTTCTTTTTCTTTCAGCTTCTTTTTCATCTTCTGGTTCATAACCCGCTGGCGTATCTGGAGTTTTAACTTCTTCTGTTATCGCCCCTATTATACCATAAGTTTCTATTAATTTTCTAAGTTCTGTATTAAGACCATCTACTGCATTTGACCTTGCTATGATAGACTCATTTGCCATTGGCTGCATCATGTTTTCAAATGGGTCATCAAATTGAGCGGCAGTAGGCGCACCAGCAACTAATTGGTCAAAGAACTGTTCAACTGGATTTGGAACTCCAATGTCTGATATTTGTTGGGAAGCATCATCTATTAACGCTTTAACCTGTTTAAATCCACTTTGTATTTCAGTATCATCGGCTAAAAGGTCAAGTGGTATATTAATGCCACCTTTACCCGCAAGATTTAAAATCTCTAATTGAATATCAGCAATCTGTTGTTCTAATTTTCCTTTAATAGCAACCGCAGCTTTTGCTTTGTTTGTCTGTTCAATGGAAACTTTCAAACTACCATAAGCCGCATTGAGTATATTTATCAATCTTATTTCATCATCGGTAAATTCAAGTTGTGTTCCATACTGTTCATTTATATCCTCAATAGCTTTCTTTCTTTCCTCATCGCTCTTTTTTGTATCCTTCGCAGTATCAATAAGTGCTTTTAATGACTTGGTTTGTTCTGATGTTGCCTTTTGTGTGTTAACTTGTAATTCATTAAAAGCCTCATTTGCATCTATAAAATTATCATTTGCAGTATCAACCGCTTCTCCAAATGTGAAGTATGCAGTAGCTACTGTGGCAAGAACAGTCAATAATAAACCAAGTGGATTTGCAGATACAACCGCATTAAAAGCAGCTTGCGCTCCTGTTGCAACTCGCGTAGCAAGTGTTTGTGCAACTAATGCTGTTGAATATTGACCGCTTAGTGTATTTCTTATTGCATTAATGCCATTTGAAAATGATGTGACTAAGGCATTTGCTCTTTCTGCAATTGTTCCAGCTATGATACGAGCAGTTACAATAGCTCTTAATTGAGCATACCTAAACTGCATTGTAGTTAAATAAACTGTTGCGCCCGCAAGAAATGTAACGGCAGTTCTATTTTCTTGTAAAAATTGAGGAAGGTTTCTAAGGAACTCAATAAATGCCCTACCACCTGAAACAGCGGCATTGAAAGTTGGCAAAAGACCCTCTCCAATAACACGCAAAAGCTCATTCCATTCTTCCTTCAAACGGGCAAGTCGTCCTTGTGTAGTATTAGCAAGTGCATTTGTCAGATTGAAAAACTTTCCTCCCTCACTTGTAGCACTAATAAAGGCATCATTAACTTGCTGAAAAGTAATAAGGCCTTTTCGCATTTCGTCTTTCAACTGAGCAAAAGACTTACCCGTAGTTCTTGATATTTCTTGAAGTGGATTGAAACCCGCATTAATAAGCTGAAGCAAGTCTTGTCCATACAAACGACCCGCTGCTCTAACCTGTCCAAACACAAGAGCGATACGTTCAAGTGGTGCGCCTGTACCACCCGCAATATCACCAAGTCTTTTGATGATTGGAATCAGTTCACCCGCTGCAACACCATAACCAAGAAGAGTTCTTGAAGCCTTGAATACCTCATCTACCGTGAAAGGTGTTTCTGCTGCAAATTGACGCAGCTCTTTAATCTTTTGTTCTGCAAGTGTTGCGCTTCCTACAAAGGTTGTAAAAGCAACTTTCAAAACTTCGTAGTCTTTCGCGGCATTAATAGCCGCTCGTCCAAAGGAAGTAATAGCCGCACCAATGGCAACAGCACTAAGAGCCACCCCTGTACGGGCAATTACATTTTGTAAACGGACAAAGTTATTGCTTGAGTTAGCTACTGATTGAGCAAAAAGGTTTACACCTGTTGTTAGTCTGCCTACTTCTTGAGATGCCTGAGGAGCATTAGTCCTAAATCTTACAGTTCGTGATTGAGATATTCTATTTATAGAATTTCCAAGTTGATTTACACCAGCAGTAGCCTGAGTAGTATTAACTTTTACATTAATAGTAGCTTTTTTTTGAATATCGTTAAGCGACTTGATTAATGCGTTTAATGCAACCTGTGCCTTGCTTGTATCTGCGTTAACTTGAAAAGTAACATTCTTAACTGCCATGCTTTTAACTTCTTAGTGATGTACGTTTTGCGTTGTTGTTGCCTCCACTATCACTTGATGTTCCTTTATCATACGCCTCAGCTCTTTCTTCTGCAATCCGAATATAAGTGCTTAAAGTCATATAATACTCGTCCACAGTTAAAGATTCCAACACTTTCATTTCGGAGACACGGTTATCACACATCAATTGATTCATGTGATTTATGTCTTCCACATATTTTAATATCTCAGCGTAAGCAAATGTTTCTTTATTCTTTCCGCGTTGAGGGCGTTCTGAAGCAAATACTCTTGGATATCTATTTCTGACATTTGTGAATAATTCGTTGTGAATTCGAACGCCCTTTGGACAAAAAAATTAAATGCCTCCTTGTTTTCTTTGATGTAGTTGATTTTTTTAACCTTCTCAACTTCACTAAAATCTGTCTCATCTTCACCGTCAATCACAAAGTAACAAGCCGCTAAGTTTATAAGCGTTTCTTCTTCTGCTATAAAATGTAATCTAAATTCAATCTCATTTAAGATAGAAAACAGCTCAACGATTTTACCGTTGTTTGCATGCTCCTTCATATTGGCTATGAGCTGAATTAGATTCTCTTTTGTTATGTTCATTTCTTGCATTTTGGTAGCAACCTCAGCGGCAATAGCTCTTTTTGCTGGAATAGTCACAGCATTTTCGAACTGATACCAATTTCTACCAAGCGCATCTTGAAAAATAGGCGTTAAAGGTATTTTAGAACCTGTTTTTATCACAGATTCTACCTTTATGCTCTCTGTTTGTTGTTGTTTTCTCTTAAACCACTTCATTTTTTTCCTTTTTTCTTCGATTTATTTAGACTTGCTGTACAAATAGCGTATGCTGATGACTTGCTTTTGCCTGTTTTTGTCACATCCATTACGCATCTTTCTAATTTCTTTGGCATATCATGCTTGTTTTAAATATCTAACAAAGTTACTATGAAATGACCACAAATAATAGCGGAAACAGTCAAGCAAGTGAGTTTTAGTTGCGTCTCTTGCCTTGTCAATTGCACCCGCATCATTACTTTCCACAGCCATAAGGTCGGCAATCAAGAACTGACAGCTTGCATCAATCTGAAAATCTGGATGTTTTTCCAAGAGCGAGTTGAGTAGCACCCTTGAATTTTTGATAGATGGATTAAATGATGGAACTCGGAAGCTACTTCTTGTGATTTGAAGCTGTTCTTTGATAATCATGTAGTAGTTCATCGCCCCTTTGGTCATTGCTGAGCGGTTTGCGCCTGATGCGTCACCTGTTACAATGAATGGAACGCTACCATATTCCTTTTGAATAGCATCACAAAGAGCAAAGATGTCTGAATTGCGTAACCTAAATTCCTTCAAAATCCTAATCTTGCCCCCATAGTGCTGGGCAGATATGCAAGTAATTGGGTCTACGTTAAAGTCAAATGACAAATACAAATCCTCATTTGGGTTATACTTGATATTTGGCCTAACCGTTCTATTCTTATCAAAGGCATAGGCAAATGGTCTATCCACATCAACTGCATCCCAATTACCATCAACGAATATTGCCCGTGTAATCTCATCCAAATTATTCAAGCTCTCAATATAATCCTCAGGCAATAAAGTATTATCAGCCATTGTAGCTGGTAAATAAAAATGCTTTTCTGGCATATTGCCTTCTACATATGGCTTGTAGAATCTTTGTTTTGTCCAATTTTGGCTTGGGTTGCAAGTAACAAAGATGAGTTTGGGAGGCATTGGGCTGATGATATTACGACCACAGCGCAGAATTGCCTTATTAAAAGTCCTTTCTTGCAGCTCCTGACCCTCTTCAAGGAAGAAAAAGTTACCTTCCAATCCATCAAACTGCGTCAAATCCTTGTCATTTTGAAAGTTCTCTGAGATGAACTGAAGCTCACTCCCGTTTCTAAAGATGACTAACTTATCTTGTTGATTGTATTTTTTGACAAAAGATTTAGGGCAAAGCTTAAAAAAGCTCTTGATAGAAGTCTTTTTAAGACGAGGTAAACTTTCCCGCACAACAAATGACCGTGAGCCTGGATAAAACTTAGCAAGCATAATGGCAATAGCCATTGTAACATACGTCTTTCCACCACCAGCAGCTCCTCCATACATCAAATAACTATAATCACCACTCAAAGCAGCCTCAATAAACTGCTTTTGCTTGGGAAAAGGTTCAAATACTACCATATACGTTTTCTAAAATATTGCCTCTCAAATGAATATTTATGCAAGTCAAAATACTTCTCTACATCCTTCCAATCTCTATAATCCTCAACCTCAGAATCAAGTATGCTCTTATCACGCATCTTAATCTCATAATCAGTCAACCTTGCTTGAATATACCTATCAACCATCTTAATACTATCCTGACTCTTGCAAAGAGAACCAATGAGCAATTCAATCTCAGGGATGCTAAGACTCAACCTACCCCTAATATACCCTGGCAACTCCCACATATCAATTCATATAAATCCTACACTCAAGCTCATCCAAAATAGTACGGAAAAAATCATACTCCACTATCAACCTATCTTTTATATGATTTTGGCATATGCTCATCTCTATCTTCATCAAAACATATTCTATATAAGCGTATGCTTGTAACAAACCACCATGCTCGGCAATAACATTACTCGCATAACGCTTAATAACAGTATACTCTGATTTAGTCATAAGCCACTACTTTTAAGTAAACTTAATCACCTGGTCGCCAATCTTAAACACCTGCTCGTCAGCAACAGCCTCATGCAAGCCTTCATTGTTCCAACTCATTGGGTCACAGTTCTTTAACGCAAAGATGATAGCAGTCACATTAGGCTTAACAAAGCTCCGCTTCTTACTCTCAGACCGACCAACAGAGTCACCAATCTTATTGAACCTCTCAACACTCTCTGTTTCTTCAATATAATAGCCCTCTATGGCCTTTTCTAAGGCCGATTGAGCCTTCTCTATCAGTTCCGATTTATATGCGCTTGTTGCCTCTCTTTTAGCGTTTTTATATAACTCAGCGCATTCAGCGTACCTATTGCAATACTGATTGAACGCCCTGGTGCTGATTCCCTCCTTTCCACAACAGCTTGCAATGGTGTAATTACCGCTTGCATAGTGCTCACATATCTTGGTGACAAACTCAATCACCTCCAACTTCTTCTGCTCGTCCCTGTCTATTTTACCGTTTTCTTTCATAGCCTTTTTATTTATTAATCAAAGATAAAACAAATACGCAAAACCATTCCCACAGTTGCATAAAATTCCGAACCAAAAGGTCAAACCCAAATTCCAAAAAAATAGCGGGGGTACATAATAGTCCTTTACCCTCATTTTTTCCCTTTGTACCCCCTCTCTTTTGTTTTGACCTTTTAACCAGTTTTCACCCCCTGATATTTTTTCCGCCCGATTTTCACTTTTCACATGAAAACAAAAAAAACAAGAAAACAGGATTTTAAAAAATGAGAATGTAAATGTTCATCTCGTTTTTTACTTCACAACTTTTTTTTAATTGATAGGCTTTTTTACTTCACACTTTCTTTCGTTTGTTTCTTTCTGCTTTGTTCCATGTGAATTTCACCCGCTTATGCTCACTTTTCACCGTTTCAAAGCATTAAACACTAACTAATTGATTCTCAATAAGTTACATATATTCGACGAATGTGTATAAAATAACGACATAAAAGTAACTTTTTTTTAGGATTGAATGAGAGAATGTATTACATTTGTTCTGTCAATCAATCGAGATGACGCACGAAATAAAGTAAAAAAAAAACAAAAATATTTTACTTTTTTCTTGCATAATCAAAAAAGTTGATTTATATTTGTCAAACAATTAAGGAACACAAAACACAAACAATTTAAAAAACACACAAAATGAAAACAGTATTTAACACACTTTCAAATCGTAATGTAATTGTAACTCTGACACTTATTGCGGTTCTTTCAATCATTCTTACATCATGCGGTTCTACTCGCAATGTAGGCAATGGGTACCAAAAGCATTTGAGCCACAAACACAAGGGAAGCCATTACTTAAACACTAACAATAAAGGTTGTAACTGGGCAAACAACTAAGAAACAAGAAACAATAACACTCAACAAAATGAAAAATACAATGTACACACTAAACACACAAAAAGCGGAAATAGGAGATTTTATCTTTTACGACGGCATTAAACAAACAATAAAAGCTCTACATTATCACAATCAAGGCTATTTAGAAGCAATCACAACAGATAAGCTGCATATAAAAGCATGGAGCTTGAATATTAAGACTACGGACTTCGAAAAATCTACATTAGCATTTCAAGGCTATAAAATAAACAAGTAAACAAACAACAGGGGCGTTGAAATATGCGCCCCTACTTTAAACCCTCAAAACATAAACACATGAACACTCCAACTAAACAACAACAGATTTTTTTATTGATAGCTTATTATATCGTGCTTGTATCAATCGCCTCATATTTCACCATCTAAACAATAAACACAAAAAACATACACACATGAAATACAAACAAAATTTAAGAGTAGAGGAAAGTAACGTTTATAGTTATAATACTCATGTAGCCACGATTAACCATGAAAACAGAACAGTTGAGCAGTTGGGTTATTGGTCGCAAACTACACAAAAGCATATAAATTATGTAGCCCGTGAATCTGGGTATAAAGTAACAAACAACAAATAATATTTTAAACATTAAACACTTAAAAAAATGAGCAGTACACAAAATGTCAACGGCATTGATTTCACCCCAATCAATAACAACTATTATGGCAATCCTCGTTACATAGTGCATTTTTTTTCATTCCTTTCTGATGATGAGCGCAAAAGCTTTGGAATACATACCCAACGTTCACTTTATGAACTTGCGGTTGAAAGGTCGCGAAAGGTAAAAGGGAAAAAATACAGGGGGCAAATATACGGAGGAGGAATAGTTCTCAGCTCTTACAACTTGCGAGATACTGCCGAAAAAATCAAAAGCATACAAGCAAGCATATAAAAAATAAGGGGCTGAAATACGCCCCGATTTTAACCCTACACACACATAAAAAAACACACACCATGAACACAAATAAAAAATTTGAGCAGTTGAGGTTTATCATCCCGTCATATTATGCAAGCGCACTAATTAACGGCGATTTTAGCGGACTAAATCAACAAGAAGAAAACGAAATAGAGGATTTTATTTCGAGGGTTTATTGCGAGTATAAAAATACCTACTTTATTTATGAATTTAAAACAGAGCCTTATTTTTCAACATATAACAGTGTAAATAATTTGGCTTGTGATGTTGCCCATGTCTTTTTAATGATTGAAACAAAGTAAACACATAAACACACAATAACATGAACAGACAAAAAAAATACACTTTTGAAGAGCTAAAAAAGGGCAAAAAATACCTCCTAAATTTTAGCGGGTTGCAAGTAACAGGCGCACTAAAATATAAAAATAAATCAGGGCTTTTATTTGTATATGAAGACTATTTTTCCAAGGTCAAAAAATGCGATTATTTCTACTCATTCGATGTTATAACAGAAATTTAAAAAAAAACACATAAACACATGAAACGAAAAATACAATCAATAAACAGAAAAATTGAAAAATTGAAAAGTGAACACGCTGAAATGTACTATACAGGTTCTTTAAAATACGGGGGCAATATGAATGCAGTACGTTTTCAATGTAGCATGATAAACGAGCGCATAATGTTTTTAGAGCGTGAATTAAGAGATTTAGAAGAAAGTATGTAAACACACAAAACACATAAACACATGAAAAATATAACAAAATTAGCATGCTGGAATACTTTGCAAAATTTAGGGTTTGAAGTTATCAGATTTCGAATTAATGGTAAAATAGCCTATATTGGAGGATGTCTCAAAATAGGTAATAGTGAGCTATTAATTGAGCCACACCACTACAAAGAGCGTCCGTATCATGTCTCATATTACGGTTCAAATGTAACCTGTAATATTCATGTAGATTCACGGCATATTTTGCCCCTGATTAATGACCTTTTAGCCTCAATAAACACATCAAAATAATTTTAGGCACATAGACACATAAAACAAAAATAAATTGCTCTATCGGGCTATATTCAAAACATACACAAATAAACACTTAAAAAATCAATTTACTATGTACACACACACAACACACACACAACACAATTCAGGTTTGAACATTGCAAGAAATTTAGCGCTTTATGAACTGGGCGAACTATCGAATGAAAGTAGCCTGTATTTATTTGCTGACTTGCTGCGAAATAATCATGTAGACTATTTAGAGCCACACTATAAAAAAGTAGCTCATAACTTGATTAACAGAGGTATTTTAACCCCTCATGGCGATATTGATGAATTTACAGCTATTAACTACGGTTTCAATATCTAAAAAACGAAAATAGGCGCATGATAGGAGCAGCAAAATTTTGCTCCTATTATGGGCTATCAAAACAAAAATAAACACACATAAACACTTCAAAATTTAAACACATGAACACACAATTTTTTGCCAATTATGGCGCAAATTTTAACGACCTGATTACACAATTTAACGGGCTTGATAAAAAATATGCCTGTCCATTTGTAGCTCTTGAAAAGTTAACAGGAAAAAAACTTGATGAACATGACATTGAGATTTTTCAGCATGACTTTTTACATGAGCTATCGGGCGAAAATATCAAGTTAAAAAATAAACTGTACTTAGACATTAGTAAAGATATTTTTTTGCCACTATCTATTAACCTATCGAAAACATACAAAGCAAAAAATCCAATAAAAAACAAAGGTTTTTTATCGTTAAAAAATATAGTAGGCCATGACGAATTGCGCCCAATATCACAAGGCGTATTTTTAACCAATGGTGATTTAGTAGCTACGGACGCGCATAAATTAGTGATTTTAACGGGGCAAAATACGTTTGAAACGCTTTCTGATATATCAGATATTCATATGAGCACATTGATGAAATTTAAGGGGCTATATGACGCAAAAAATGAAACTGATACTTTTATCAATAATCTAAATTTAGACCTTGAAAAAAAGTTGATTAATTTCAATACAGGTCAATTGATAGAAGAAAAATATTATAACTATACTGCCATAATACCACAGTATAAACAAGAATATCAAAATAGGTATGAATGCTCAGCAGAAAACATGCTTTTTAAAATTGAAAAGGCAATGAATCATGCGGCAAATTTTAGCAAAAATCAAAAAAATTTGGTATTCGGATTTGACAAAAAAAACAATAAAACAACGGCAATAAACATAAAATTATTAGCTGATACAATCTATTGCTTGGCAGCAAACGATAGCGGAAATATGACCTTCTATGTAAGCGACGAAAATAATCGTGCGCTATGTATTGAAACTCAAAATGGACATTTCGCGCTCGTTATGCCTGTTTCAAGAAACAATAATGATGGAAGCGACGCACATATTTTTGTAGGGGGCGTACATACTTTTCCTCTTTATTAATCCTATCAAAAATCATATATAAACACATAAAAAAAAACACATGAAAAATTTAGTATTTCACCACACTTCACAGGTAATAACCAGCGAAAATTACCCCTATGGTTTTAGGCTAAAAACTACTAAACATGATAGTATTGAATTTAAAAAAGGTCATGGATTTAGACATGTTAGCCAAACAATAAACCCAAAAAATGGGCAATTGAATAAGCCTAAAAAATCAACTTATTACCAAATCATGTTACTTGCAAAAAACGAAATAGGTCATGTAGAGGTAATAACCCAACGATTTTATACTGATGATGATATTAACCAAACTTGCAAATTTCTACATGAGCAGTTTACCAATTTTACAGATGAACAGATAAAAGATATTGCTTCAACTTTACTGCTTCACTTGCTTGCTTCTATAAAAGCTATGGTGATTTATACAGGGGCTGAAATTGAACAGGTAAAACCTTTATATGATAGTGCTATTGAAACTTGCAAGAAAATAATGAATACAGGGGCGAATAGCTGGAATGAAATCAATTTAGACTGTACTGCTATCGAATCATGCAAGAAACCAGATTTTAACCCATTTGTAGTTACAAATTATGGTGTTTAATGTTAGTGTGTTTAAAAAAGTAACGCCCCCGACGTTTCAGGGGCGTTACTTAAACACTTAAACTACACACAAAATTTAAAAATCAAATATATATACATTCAAACAAAAAATCAAAATGGAAAAAGAATTTATCGAAAAATCAGAAAAGTTAATTGGTAGAAAATTTGGATTTTTTATCAGATGTGATGATAAAAATAAACCAAAAGAAATACTAAATGATATGTATTTTCAATTATGGGAAAATGAAAAGATGAGCGAAATTTTGTCTTTATGCGAATCACATAATTTGAAATACGATTTCGGGTTAGAAAGTTTTAATACCAAAATAGACTCTATGGAAGCAGAAATATGTATTGTATCAAATAACCACCAAAACAACTAAAATAATCATGAGCAACAACACAACAATCAAAGAAATAGCACAATTGCTATATGATAACAACATCAAAATTTCATCCTATGACTACGAAATAGCTCTATTGCTTCTACTGAAATTAGGGGCAAGTGATAATACAATTAACCTGTTCAAAAAAGAATCCTTTCATGTTTTTGTAGAAATTATGAGGATAGAGACAGTTGATAGTATGCAAAACATGTTTAAACCTATATGACAATTAACACAAAAAAGTTAATATCTATTTATCAAAATTATTTGACTTTTGTATAAAAAAGATATTACATTTGTGGTGATAATTTAATCAACAAACACTTAAAATTTACACTATGCACAAAGTACATCTTATCAAAGGTGAGCAAATCACCACACACGAATTTAATGACGCAATGGAAGCAGTTCGTTTCTATTACCTGAGTCAAATTAACCCATTAGAACCATCAA